GCCTTTCCACTTCAATCTAGTGTGCAATTGTCCTAGTGCTGGATCATAAACCACATCATCAAAATCAGTGACGTTGTCAAATACAATTGCATGTTCAACAGCAATTTTATACATTCTCAATCCATACACGCCAACATCATTTGTTTTGACACGTATTTCAGTGACAGATTCTTGATCAAAATCGCTGAGTGTTCTATTGACCAACAGTTTGTTTATCAATACTTGTTTGCCATCTGCGTCTATAGCATTGTATACACCATCATAGCGTTTGGTCAGTGTATCAAAGTATCCGTGTTCACCGTCTTTGATCTGTATAATTTTATCATTCGGAATCAGTGTAATGTCTTGAGTAATAGTGTCATCTGTTGCCCAAGAAACAAATCCAGGTGCAACACCTCTCCATTCAGTGACCCATCCTTGACTCTTGAGATATTCTCCATAGCCCAGTATAAAGTCATACACTTCCTGCACACTTTTTATTACACTGTTGTAATCTAACACAGATGCAATTGTGCTGTAGGTGCTGTATCTATAAACATTGGTATCTGCTACAGATATCAATACTCTTTTACTGCCTTTGTTTGGTTCAAAATAATTGAAATACTGTTTGCTGTTGTCAAAACCGCTGATGGTATATCCGCCATTTGCTTTGCTGATTTTTATAGCACCAAAGAAAACTTCTTCAAATGGCTTGCTGGCATACAGTATACCGTTGTGATTTTCTTCTGGTATCACTGTGGAGCCTTTGTTTTGACTGCTTTCCAGTATAAATCTTTGATTGTTTGGATTCAAAAATCCTCCTGTTTTGAACACAGGATTAAATTCAAGATTTTCAAATCTCTGTTCAATTTGTTCTACAGGTGTGTTGTTGAATCTAGCAAATTCTACAATAGCATTGCTCAATCCAATAAAGTATCTCTTGGCATTGTCAGCCAACACTGCTTCAAAAGTAGCTGTACCTGTGCTGGGCACAATAGTTGGTTTGTTGTAGTATTCTTTACCTGGAGTGTCAACACTGACTGCGGTCACAACACCACTGGTAATATAAGCAGTAGCAGTTGCACCACTGCCAAAGTTATCATATATTGTAAGCGCAGGCGCACTGGTATAACCGCTGCCGCCATTGACAACACGCACACTTTGTAGTATACTGTTTTCATATTTGCTATAACTTAGATTTGGATCAGTGTTGTCTCCCAACATCTTAATGTCTTTGAACATGTATTGCGGATTGTCAAAACCAACACCATCCAGCAATTGACGTTGATTGCTAGCAAAATAACTGTTGAGCAACCACAAAGGACGCAAACGTAGCAGTGCTAGGAACAATACTATTTTGTACTCACTGGTTCTGCGCCACTGTGCTTCTACCGGACCCCAGTCACCAAACACAAAATCTTTGTCGGGGTCTGTGGGTGTAGCTACCACGTTGGCAGTGATTGGATCATTGAGTACTCCAGTCAGTGTGACCAATGTGTCATTTTGCCAATCATAATTTGGATATGCAAAATGTCTGCTGTATTTTTTAACAGAATCAGCAGGGTTGTTGTAGTGTCCGTATTGCAGTGCTGTTAGCAGTGCAGCACGTTTTACAGGGTCTGTCCAGTTGTAATATGTTCCCCACCATGTTGGACGTTCATTGTAGCCAAACATTTCCCAAGGATGAGTGTGTGGTCTGTCTGTGTTGAAATAATAAGTGTATACACCTCTCCAACCACCAATCCCTGGTCTTACGCTGCTATAGTTGTAGGTAAACTTATCTGAAACATTATAATGATTGCTGATCTGCAAACTGGTGATGTTGTTGCGAACTTTCCACTTGTTGAATTCGCTTTGCAGTGCTGCATTGAGATCACTCCATGTTGCAGGTGTGCGCTTGTGCGCACTGGGCATAGCAGTTATGTAAGATTCAATTGTATCAAAATCGTCTTGTAGGTTGTTGTAGATTCTAAGTTCTAGATCCCACAATGCAGCATCTACAGGATCAAATCCTGCTGCATTTCTGTTGTACAGTTCTGTGCCGTTGCGCACATGTATGCTGCCATCGTGTCCCAGTAGAACACTCTGAGCTGAACTGCCTGATGTCAAAACTGTTGTGTCTAGTTCTGGTTTATAAGGGCGCAACAGTCCCAGTTTAACTGCACTGTTTGGAATATAGCTCACTGCGTCTTGTGGATACCAACGCACATGTGCATATGCAACACCACCACTGCCAAAATTAACAGTTGTAATAATAGACACTTGTGTACTGCTCACAGAATATTCTGTGTCTTTGATCAAACTTCTCCACACCAATGTTCCTGAACCGTTGTCCTCTTTGATCCAAACCTGCACGTGGTTTTTGGCATCATCATAGGTGTTTACAGTTTGCGGCAAATCAAATGTTGGTGTGTTGCCACTGTTCCAACTGTAGTCTGCACTTTGATAATCTCTGTACATGGCCATGTTGCTATTGGCAAACAAGCTGTCTGTGTTTTTACCCACATTAATTTCTTTGAGCACTTGATCCACAAGTTCATAAACAGGAACATCCATGTCCAAGGTATTGTGCAGTTGTGCTGCTTTTTGTGCAAACTGACTTTTAAATCTTCTGTAGTTTTGCGCACTGTATCTGATAGCATTGTATGCATCAGTGTCAGTGTCCATGCTCAATTGACTCAACAGTTCTGTGCTGAAAGGCTGTTGTCTAATAGTGCCTCCAAACTGATGAACATGTGGCAACTTGTTATAGTTGTTGTCTCCAAAATAACTGCCAGTAAAGCCAGGTATACCTGTCATTTGCTGTTTAATGTGTGCAACTAAATCTCCAAAACTTGCATCTACCAATGGTTTGTTTTGTGGATTGTATATGTGTACATCTGCTGGCAAAAATTCACCATCTGCATCTGTGAGTGTACCGTCGCTGTAATAGGTTATGTCATAGACATCATCTTCGACCAAGTTGTTGCCAATGGTCAACAAACTGTTGTTCAAACTCCAAGCAGTGTACAATTCACCGTTGCGATACACTTGTATATTCTGTGTGTCTGTGTTGCTGTCAATATAAACTACACCATAATTGCTAGGGTCGCTCACCAACCTGTATTTGAAAACACTGTAAGCAGGTGTGATGATTTGCAATTGAAAAACATCACCTGTGCCTGCTGTTCTAGTGATACCTGTACCCAATGCACTGCCATCTACATCCACAAACTCAATGTCTGCTTGAGGAAAATGTGTTGTGATTTCGTAGGTTTTATTCTGACTCATAAACAATGTAGGCAGTGTACCGTTGACATCTACAGTTCTGTTTGTAGTTGATTGTGCAACACTGAGACTGTTGTTTCTCAAACTAAATTCAAACTCTTGGCTGAGAGCAAAATCTGTTGTGCCTAGTTCAACTGTGATAGGAACACTAGCATCTACTACAGTTTTTCTTATATGTCTTTGTACAGGCTGCCCGTGTCTAATCAAACTCCAGCCGTTGTAGTATCTGTTGTTGGTTAAATTTTTCCAATAATAAAATCCTGGGATTTCCAGTATCTTGCTGTTGTCAGTGTCTGTGTTGTATAGATTGTAGTTGTAGCGCACTGCACCACTGCCAAAATCAAAACTCAAACCTGGAGTGTTTCCATAGTCAACATAGCGTGGACTGAAACCCAGTGCATCATCATACTTGCTGGCATTATTGTATCCATAATTGAAAATGTAATCTCCTGCAAAAGAGCTACTGGGATATTTTGTTTCATCGTTTAATTTTACCTGTGCAGTATCGTACAGTTGTACTTGCATGCCTGCACTGCGATGCATTTTTTGCTGTCCGTAGATCCAAGCAGTGCCATTCCAGTACCACTCACTACCACTGTAGGGTTTGGTTGTTTCACTGTCGTCCCACAGTTCTGTGTTGTATCCATGCACCACAACAATTTTATCGTTGGTGTTGATAGCAGTGCTTGAACTGCCGTATACTTCAGTTAGCGTGATGCCTGTTCCTGCTGTGACACCACCTACACGGAAAATTTTGTCTTTGTAGGTTGTATTTGTAGTACGCAAGAACAATACCAGATCACCATCTTCTAGATTTTCACCTGTGATCTGTCTCCAGTACTTTCTGTTTTCAATCTGTGTTGGATTTTTTGTAGTACCGTGTGTTTCTATACACTCCCAATAAGTTGTGCTGGTTCCCATTACAACTTTAACTTTGGCACCTTTGTCATAGCCTGTTAATCCCCAGTTAGCAGTGATGCCGCTGGTAGCATGGTTGTAAACAGTTTGTCCAACAATAGTAGTTGCAGGATTCAGTGTGTCCTCAATCAAATGATTCACATAGTCTATGTGATTGTATCCAAAGTTATATTTTTCAATTCCCGTTTCAAATTCAATGATAGGTCTTACAGCTCTAAACTTGTCTGCTAGGTACTGTGAGCTGTCAATGCCTTGAAAATTGATTGCAGCCAATGCAGCATCTTCGTGTATCCAGAGATTGCTTCTTGCCCAAGCACTTTGATCTGTTCCCCAACGTTGTTCAACAACATAATCTCTGTCCACCATGCGCCATTCTCTGAGATCATATGGTCTAAAATCAAAGCTGCTGGTATCTTCGTCAAAGCCTGTTGCTTCTTGACTACTGTAAACTGTGTGGTTGAGCCAATCTCTGGTACTGTAAGTGCCTTCTACTTGTCCACTGGTAAACTGTTTGGTCAGTTTAATACCTGTTTCTAAACCTACACCGTCTACCACATAAATGTCTCCAACTGCATAATCTCCACTGGTACTATAAGCATACCATTTGTGAATTTCAACTTCGTCATTTACTGCTGGCGCACTGGTAAAGGTCACAGTGCTGCCTGACACAGTGTAGTCTGTGGTCAGCGTTTGCAGTTGATTGTTCAAATAAACTTTAACAACACCACTGTCACTGTCCAGTGCTTGACTTGCTGTAAACGTAGTGTTGGACACAACTGTCTGTGTAAATCTATCAACTTGTGTTGGCATAAAACGTATGCGCATGCCATTTTGCAACTCCAGTGTGTTGCTGGTTGAAAGTGTTGGTGTTGTGTAATAGATTTTACCAGGAATGTCATCAATGTCTACCAAGTTGCTGCTGGTAGGTTTCAAGCTACTGGGAGGTAGTATGTCAACCAACCAAAAGTATTTGTGATAGTTGATGAACATGTCATAGTTGATGGGAAGATCCAGTGTGTAGCCAGGCTCATCCAACAGTTTGTTCAACTGGTTAACATCAACTTCATTGTACTGCATGGTGTTGATCATGTCATCATAGCTGAGTGCTTGTGTGATGTTTTGATCTGCGTCTCTGTTTACTGTACCAGGAACAAACTGAAATAGATCTGCTGTTCTGTTGTCGTCTACATAGTTGTCAGTGACTGACGCTTTCAAATATCGACTGCCAATATAGTGATTGATTGCTGTCAAGCTGCCTGAGCTCAACAACTGTTCTAGTGTAGCATCCAAAAACTGTTTGTTTGCTGATGTTTGAAATATATTAGGCAACAATCCTGTGATATTTCTTGTACCCACATATTCTTTGCTTTCACCTGGTCTGGTGATTATAGGTGCTTGAATAGGATTTGTGGTGCGTTCGCTCATTGAATACTAACTCCGCTGTTTGCTGCAATGCTTGTTGTATTTAAAATTATATTGGATGTCACTGTGATATTGCTGCTATCCAATACTGGTAAAAACAGTTCGTCACTGTCTGCAATAATTTCAAACAAGTCTGTGGTTTCTAAGTCTTGGCTCACTGGTTGTATTGTGATTTGACTGATTTGTCCTATCATGTTGTTGTGTATGTAAGCAGCCATTTCTGTAAAGTAAAACTCGTCACCAAAGTCCCAATTGTCAATGTTGAAATATCTATTGATCAATCTAATAACCTGTTGTTTGATTTCAGTGTCACTCATTGTGCTGTTGGCTGTTTTAACAACATTGAATCTAGCCTGTAGTTCGCTGCTGGCTAGATCACCAAACAGTATCTTGTACTTTACTGGTCTGTAAATCACTTGATCACTGATGCTCTTTTTGCTTTCAAGGCTTTCGAACATTTCAGTAAGCTCACTCACTGTTGGAGGATTAGGTTTGGTCTGTGATCTGCCATCATACTGTGCCCAAGTTCTATACAAGTTATCATAACTGCGCAACAGCACATATGTGTCAATGATATTGGTTGTAGCAGGATCAATAACTTGATTGATGTCTGCAACTCTCTCGTATTTGGTTCTCAAGTTGCCTCTGCCGTTGACAATGGTTGTTCCGTTGCTGTTGTCTTGTACCTGGAAATCATAACCGTTTTCTGTCACAGTTCCCAATTTGATAGTGTCACTGGCAATAACTTTCAAAAATGCTTCTGGATTGTTTGGGAAGCCATCGTTGTCTGGATCTGCCAGTGTGACACGAATCTTGTGCGGATCTGTGTATCCGTCTGTGTATATAAAATAACCAAATGTGTTGAACTTGTAGTTTTTGCCCAATGGCACACTGTTGGTTGAACTGGTAGCATTGATGTCCAGTATTTCAACACTGTCTTTGTGTGGCTTGAGTGTTTCGCTGCTGAATGTTTCTGCAAAGTTCAAGTTATTGAATCTAACTGTTTGATCACTGCCAAACACATAACGTGTCTTTCTAGTGAGTATCTCCCAATTGGTGCTGCTATAGTTCACTCTAACAATCCAACTTTGGTCTCTTCCGCTGTTGCCTGCATCTCCCTCATACTGTCTACTCCAAGAAGAAACATCATTGAGTGCAACAGTGTTGTTGGGAAGGTTTGCACTGTCAATTATCATCCACTGTTGGCTGCTGGCATTGTATCTCAATCCAAAACTGTTTCTGTTTGCAATTTTGCTGAGTACATCTGTTTTAACACTGTCACTTAAATCATAGTTCCAACTTGGTACTATACGTTTAATTCTTGCTCCGCTGGGTATTACAGCATTGATAGAAACAGAACCTTTGCCTGTGGGGTCAACACCAGTTGGTGTGCCTGTAGCATCATCTTTACCCAATCCATCTTTGTAGAGATTGACAACTCTAACCCACTGTGTGTCTGCACTAGCAACTGTGGCATATGCAGCGGCTCCTGTGCCATCTCCGCCACTCAGTGTAATGTCTGTTGCACTGTTGTAGTTTTCACCACTGTTGGTAATTGTGACACTAACAACAGATCCTGCGTTGATGTTTGCTGTGGCTACAGCACCGCTGCCCACTCCGCCAATTACAACTGTTGGAGCAACAGTATAACCAGTGCCGCCGTTGCTCACTGTGATAGTTTGAATGTATCCTTGCTTGTAGGGTGCAGTCACAAACTCAACCAAACCATTTACTTCTGCTTTGTGCAAACTGTTGGTTGCAGTAGTACCCAGTCTCTGTACCACACTGTTGTAGGTAATATAGCCTGTGCAACTGTTGGCACTTTTGTTGACTTGGTTCCAGCGGAATGTGCCTGTGTCGCTGCCGTCTGCTGTCCAATATGTAATGCCCAGCGCAGTGTCGCTGTAGCTGCTGGCTGCAACATGTGTGCCTTCGTAGGTGTGTCTATTGTAGTAAAAGTTTTTGACTTCAGGATTATTCAACAATGGTCTGATGTATCTTTGATAGATTTGTTCGCTGCCCAAACTGGTTGGCAAACTCACTAGGTTTCTAGTGGTGTTGTTTTCTTCATACATATAACCATCATTGAGATAGTTTATTGCATCACTGTAGCTAGCAGTTGGGTCATACAAATCACGGAATCTGCTGTGCCCACTGTGTACTCTGTTGATGCTTTTGATTTTTCTAATGTTCTCGCTCACTGTCACAGGAAACAAACTGTAGTCATCTGCTGTGACCATTCTGTCCTGTGTAGCAAAGAAGCGTCCTGCATTGGCTTTGATGCTGTCAATGCTTTCTCTAGCACTGGAGTTGCTGACATTGCTTCTCAGTTTCAAACTCAGTGAAGCAGTGTAGTTGTTGCCGTCTGCACCAGTGTAGGTGAAACTGTAGCTGGCACCATTGAAGTTGTCAGGATTTAGTGTATAGGTTTGATTCAAACCTGTGCGATACCATACTCTAATAATGCCACGTGGAATGTTTCCAAACTCACCGTCGCTGAACACAATACTGATCTGATCGTTTTCTCTGCTGGCTACTGTGTAGATGTCTCTGATGTTGTTTTGTCTACTGTTGAAAATACTGTTCATACCAAACAGTTTGTCAACTCGTGTCCATGTTTTTTGTACTTGACCAACTTCGTCGATTGTTTGTACCCACACATTGCCATTGGCTACGTTGTTTACATTAACATCAATTACCATGTTGGGCAAGCCGTTTGTGATGTTGTAGTCTTTGTATTCTAGCACACCCTGTTTGAATCCCAAAAAGAATCCTGTGTTAGGACTGCTAAAGCCGCTGTTGTCATTGCGGTACAGCATGTCAATAACACCATAAGGATCTGGATTTTTCTCAGTGAGTGTGTTTGTAGTTTGATTGTAGTTCACACTGTGCAAACTGAATGTAGCACTTCTGCCATTTACATTGCCTGTAAATGTTTGACTGTTGGTGTTGTTTGCACTGTTGGTTCTGTAAATTTCGTTGATGATGCCGTCTTTGGTAAACTTGGCATAGGGACTGCCAAATCTACTGTTGCTTTGAAAGATAGCATTCATTATGGTAATAAAGTTTTGATAAGTGTCTGGATCAGTCACATCTTCAAACTGTACTGTGGTGTTTGCTAGACTGTTGCCGTCCACGTCATACACAGGCTCTGTGGTGCGCACACTTTCTACTTTTAAATATCCGCTGGCAACGACATTGCGTGTAGGTGTGTATCCCAAAAACTCAGCAATACGCAAGGCGCTTTCTCTGCGTTCTGCTGTGCTCAAATAGTTTTCTCTGCTGGCTAAGTCTGATCTAAATGCTAGGTTGTGTCCTAGGAAAGCCATGAGTTCTACTAAACTAACAAATTCACTTGAACTGATCCAGTCATTGAAGTTCTCTGGATAGTTGTTGTTGATGTATTCAACCATAGTGTTTCTAATAGTTTCATAGTCGTAAGCCTGAAAATCAGCTTCACTAAAACTTTCATACACTACACTGAAATCTTCCGCAGCAAATAAACTGCTTTGTCTTGCGCCCTGTGCCATTATTCTGTCTCACCTACAAACGTTAGATACAATTCTTCTGCTGTGCCAGTGTCGTTGTACCTAAGTCTAACTTTTATTGTCAATGTATGATCATCTGGTTTTGACAATAGTGTTTCTAATTCAACCCATCTAGGGTCACTGTTAATAATACGTGTCACATCGTCTAGAGCAGCACGTTCTGTTGTAAAATCCAATGGTTCAAACACCAGTTCAGGAAGTATACTTCCA